TCCAAAACGACTATTGGAGTTTGCTACATCAGTCCCATTCACCCTGAACCAAATATCGATATTTTGCGAATCGTTGGTAGTGTTCTTAAACTGGGCGCTGAATTGAATGTTGTAGATTCCTTGCTGGCTGACGGTAATCTTGCTCGGCAAGTCACCAGTCATTGATGTGCTACTTACCAGTTGCGAAGTGTTGACTCTGTAAGTTCCAGTGCTTCCTGTTGTTCCTGTAAGTTGCTCGACAATACGTGTGCCAGCAGTAACCCCAGTACCAGTAATCTCCATCGAAGGATAAAGACTGCCACTTGCAATAGCAGAAACATTAAGAGTAGTACCTGATGAACCACTACCATTGCTGATAGTTGCAGTAAAAGACGCAGATCTTGAAACAACTGAGATGCCATTGCTGTAATCCGTGGTATTTAACCTAAAGAAATAGGCTACAGCAGTAGATCCATCAGTCTGGTCTGTACTGTCTTGGAAAGCCCCGTAAGGAAAGTTAATGAACTTGCCGCCACGGATTCCAAACATTGAGCCAACTGCATTGACTAGCTTAGTAAAGAAGATCTTTACTTGATTGTTGTTCTGCGCCTGTTGCTGGGCAGAATAAACAGCAGGAGGCAACGGCAGGTTTGGTACTGCCGGAACATCCAACTGTTGTTTCAGATTAGGCATTATTCACCTTTGTTACCAGTCACATCCTTGTAGATTTGATAGCACTTGTGCCCAATCATCAAGATTGTGTAAATTAGCGTAGCCCACAGAAGAACTTCGCTTACTTGGATTCCGGCGACAGTGGCAATAGAAACGCCCACAGGCGGGGCGCTCTTAGCTGCCATAGTAGCAACTGTCTCTTCCTTCGTCATTTCTCACCTCAAGGTTGGGCAGGCCAAGTAACTTCCCAAGGGAAGCCCGTTTGAGCAGTGACATCACGCAGACCCTGACGATAGACAGCCCAAGCCGCCTTGTCTACAGGAGCGTCAGCAACCTGAGTCCAGTCGCTTTCTGCCAGCTTCTGAGTGCGTTGGCTACGGATGAGAGCAGCTTGCTGGGCATCCAAAGCATCCTTTGTTTCCTGATCCATGTCAGCAACAGAATACTTGGTGTACCACTTGCCATTGACCTGCTCAACACCATTGCGGAAAGCTGTTTGGTAGCGTGTGGGTTGTGCTTGAGCGCCTTCAAAGACGACATCAGCGCCCATGCTGTCCAGCAACTCAGCAGTCAACTGAGGCGGGAAAGAGGTGTTTGGGTGAGATGCACGGAACTCTCCCTCAAACATAACCTGACCTGTTTCACGAATTCTGATTTCCATGTTTCTTCCTTATGCAACTGCCCAGAAAATGTATGTCGCAGCATTGACGTTCAGGTTCAATGATTCCTGATTGACAATAAACCCACTATTGTCTGCATCAACCGCATCTGTTGTAGTTGATACAGCGCCATCATTCAATCGAATATATGGATCATTGCCAGAAACGATTCCACGAGATGAATCCCACAAGTACCATGATCCAACGGCATCAGTGCGCTTAATCATTATCAATCTTGCACCACTGCTAAACCCGCAGTTGATTGTCTGATTTGTGCCGTTACCAGTGTACGAACCGACCTTGCTTACCCCTGGGCAAGTAGCAAACAGATAGGCCACATACGTACCAGCAGAAGCATTAACATCGCCTGTTGCCCCAACTGTAAAAACGCTCGCAGTTGGTGTTGTGTTATTCCAATAGTTTGAGCTTGTGGCAGGCACAGAAGTCGCACTCATATTGGCCCACTTTGTATTCCCAACATCCTTATGATAAACAGACCAAGCTCCAGTGGTATCTCGGCGTTTTACCCACATCATCTCTGGAGCAACCGTCAAACCATGCGACACGTTTAGGACTGACCCAGTTCCTGTGTAGCAAACTACATCAATAACGCTTGGTGCTCTGGTAAACGCTTCTGGCGTGTATGAACTAGCCGAGGCGTTTGTGTAAAAGACGCTTGATGGAAGAATGAAGCCAGTGTTATTTGCAAACGAAATGTATTGGTTTGAACTATCCTTGGCTGCATTTGCTTGCGTGTACAACAATTCATTTCCACGAAGGCGATCAAATGTTTCGCTTAACCCCCCAGTGATGTAGTTCAACAACACAAAGTCAGGACGAATGGTTGTTGTGATTGTCTGAGTTGAACCATTGCCTGTGTAAGTGGTTGGTAAAAACACACTCGTCCCACTCGTAGGCGTTTTCATCGGGCCACGACGAATGGCGATGTAGATGAATGTATCACTTGCCCCGCCATACAAATTAAACCCAGTAGGCGAAATAGTGTCGCCCCATCCATAACTTGCTTCTGCCGCTGATGTGTTGGCTTGTAGTCCTTGTTGGTTGCCGCCAGAGTTATTTGTCCACCCACGCATATTGTCAAGCATTCGCCAATCGCCAGTGGTGTTAGTAACTTTTGCTAAAACCCATTGTGGCTCATACCCAAGGTTGATAGTCGCAATACCACCAGAACAAGTTGCAGACCCACAAGAAATCACATTGTCTGTACCAGCAGTGCCAAAGCCTCCTGTGTCATGGGCGAATAGATAGGCAACATAAGTGCCGCCGCTGATGTTGTTCGTTCCTGTGCCGCTTACTTTGAAGTCAGTTGATGTTGGGTCATATCCACCCCAAATACTTGCAACTTCTCTTGCGGCAGTTTTGTTCAAGTCCATCGAGTAAGACGAGCCGTTACTACGGTGATAGACCTTCCAATCACCAGCGCCATCTGTTTGTTTGACGATGATGCAACCCGGAACGCTTCCGAGATTGTGGCTCACCGTTTTGCCGCCGCCAGCAGTGTTTACACCGTTGCCGGTGTAAGTCACAACATCAAAAAACTTGGGTTGCTTTCTGAATGTCCAAGAGACGTAAGTATATCCATTGGCGTTTACAGTAGAGGTGTTTCCAATTACTGAGTGACCAGTAGAAGAAAAAGAACCAATAGCATTTGTGGTGCTTTCTGCAACTGTACTTGTGCTATTTAGTAGCTTTGTAATTCCTCTTGCAGAATCAATAAATACAGTTCCAGCAGCAGAAGAGCGCATTTTGCTCATCACCAGGCCACCGTAGTTTGATCCAGAAATCAACGTGTCAATCGGTAAAGCAGCGGCAGGAGGCGTGAAGTTGCTTGTATAAACAGCCTTGTTGCTAACACGAAGATCGTCAATGTATCCACCATTCAAGCTCTGTCCACTTGCGTAGTAGTAACCAACTTTACAGATGCCGGAAGCAACATTGCCACTGTATGTGTTGGTTGATCCTGTCTGCGTACCATTTACATAAAACTTCAGTGTGTTACCCTGTCGAACAAGAGCCACATGAATCCATGTATTTAGTGAAAAAGTCCCGACACCGCCTGTGTAGCTGTTGTCCCAACCCCATTGGAATTGGTTTGCTGGGTACATGGAAACAAATACACTTCCACCACCCCAAACATCGCTGCCAAGTTGGAAAACGCCTTGGTTGTCCGTTGTTGTTGCATAAACCCAGCACTCAATGGTAAAGTCGCCAGTTCCAAACTGAAGGTCTGGCGAGTATGCTGTTATGTCAGCAGTAGTTGACGGGATTCTTAGTGAACCTGTCCCGTATTTTTTGGTTGTTGTATTTACTACAACGGAACCAGTATTAACTAAGCCGCATGAAGTAGGCGCACTGTCATTTAGCGTATCACCAGTCAAATGCAGAACTGTCCCGTTGGTTGGCAATCCACCAAGTTGAACATTGCTTTTAATGCTTTGCCCGACGTTATTGCCTGTGTAAAGGTATGTGCTGAACACATCCTCTACACCGAGGATTGAACCGTTAGCAACTTGCGATGTATTGCTTGAAAACATCAGCGATCCTTATAGATAGTTCTGCCCAGCGTTGCTACCCCACCAGTATGTTCCATCAGCAGTGAAAACATACTTGTCACCCTTGCTTGCAGTAGCTGTAATCGTAGGAGCAGTGCTAGAAGGCCACTTCACAGAT